ACCGTCGGCCCGGTCATCGAGCCGCCTTACGACCTGATAAAACTTATGAACTGGATGGACATCAACGTCATCCACTGCTCGGCGATCCAGGCCAAGGTGCAGGACGCATTCGGGGTAGGATTTTTCCTGGAGTCCGAGGACCCAGAGAAACTTCTGGAAGAGGACGTCGAACACGACACGAACTACAAGGCCCTGATGAACTTCTTCAACCTGGTTAACCAGAAGGAAGACATCATCGCCCTCATGCACAAGGTCGCCCTGGACTATGAGGGATGCGGCAACAGCTACATCGAAGTGAGCCGGGGGACCGATGGGAAAGTCAACGGCCTCTACCACATCAACGCCACCACCGTCAAGTGGGCCAAGGATAAGGAACGCCTGGTCCAGCGAGTCAACCAGAAGTACGTTTGGTTTAAACTTTTCGGGGACGAACGAATCCTCGATCGCTTCACCGGGCAATGGGTCACCCAGGCGGACCCGGACAAGGTCGCCAACGAACTCATACCCGTCAACCAATACACCTGGAAGAGCAACTGCTACGGCCTGCCGGAGTGGACGCCAGCCCTATACGCCATGTACGGGGACCTCAAGGAACGGGAATATAACATCGAATTTTTCACGAACTACGGTGTCCCGGCCTACGCCCTGATCGTCGAAGGCTCCAGCCTCAACAAGGAAGTCCAAGAAGAGATCACCAAGTATTTTGAAACAACGCTCAAGGGAAGCAACCACAAGACCCTGACCCTGACAACCCCGAAGGGGACCACGGTAAAATTCGAGCGGTTAAGCGTAGAGCAAAAAGAAGCCAGCTTCCTGGTCTACAAGAAGGACAACCGGGATGACATCCTATCGGCTCATCACGTCCCACCGTACCGGGTCGGCGTGGCCACCGAAGGATCGCTCGGAGGAAACGTCGCCAGCGAAATGGACCGCATCTACCTGGACAGCGTGGTCAACCCCAGGCAGAGGACGTTCGGCTGGATCATCACCGAGCTCATCATCAAACAAGGACTAGAGATACCCGGATGGATATTCCGGTTCAAGGACATCGATATCGATGACGCAAACAAGGACAGCGAACGGTTCGACCGCTACATAAAGAACGCCGTCATGAGCCCCAACGAGGTCCGCAAAGAGCTCGGCCTTACGCCCTACGATGGCGGGGACGTCTACTACCAGAGCGGCGGCATGATCCCGGTAGGCGGGAGCGATGCGCCAGAGATGCCAGAGGTCCCGGAGGGGGCCCCGGAGGACGGACAGCCAACAGACGTGGAGGACCAGGACGAAGACGAAGCCGGGACCGAACCGGCGGAATCCGGAACCAAACCTAAACCAAAGCCAAAGCCGGCAAAAGAATGAACGGAAAGATGACAGCAACCGTGTTGTTTGCCATGGCCCTGGCGATGGTGGCGATGGCCGGCCTGGCGATCATGCAGACCCAGGTCCGGATCGTGGTCTTGGAAAGAGTCGTCCAGGCGGAACGGGTGCAGGCCCTGGAAACCGAGGTCCGGCTCACGAAACAACTGGCCGAGCAACGGCAGATCACCCGGACCATAGCCGAGAAGCACGATAAGCTCCTGGCGGCGGTCATGTCCATCTACAAGGAAATCCAGGAAACGATGCAATACCAGGGCAAGCTCAACGAATTATTCAAGGCATTGTTCTACGGGAGCAAGGCATGAGAAAACGGGCACTCAAAGCACGCAGGACACGGCGGCCGATCCGGCAGATATCGGCTACCCAGCTGATCAAGGAAACGGCCGGGGTGCTCTACGCAATATTCCAACAACAGAGGGTCGAAACGCAAACCTTCCTGGTCACCTCCGGCATCCACGCCTGGCTATACACGGACGCCCAGGCGCAGATCGCAGAGGAAGAGAACAAGAGCCAGGACAAGACCAGGCAGGAAATCGAAGTCGAGAAGATCACGGTGCCGTACAAAGAGCTCGACCGCCGGCTAAAGGGGTGGTGGGTCAAGACCCAGAAGAGCCGGGACAAGATGGTCAAGCGGCTCCAGCGCCAGAACAAGAAGGCCGGGGACATAGGCGGGCAAGAAGTCATCAACGCAATCGGCGTGGACGTTTCTTTCTACCTCCAAGACAAGCGCATGCTGGCAGAACTATTTAAGCGGGGGACCAAGATCACCGGGGTCGTAAGCCAGAACACGCTGGCGCAATTCCGGGACCGGCTCGTGAAACATTATTACTACCAGGGCGAAGACCCCAGGCAAGTCAAGAAGGCGATCGATGGACTGTTCAAGGAAACATATAAGAACCGATCCTGGACCATCGCCCGGACCGAAGTCAGCACAGCCAGGGGCGCCATCAACTACCAGGCCATGGTCAAGAATAAAATAAAGCGCAAGAGATGGCTGGCCACCCAGGACGGCCTGACCCGCATCTCGCATATCCGGTGTGCGGCAGAGGGCGCCATCGATGCAGACACCGCATTCTCGAACGGGCTCATGTACCCCGGCGAACCGGACGGCCCGCCAGAAGAGGTCATCAACTGCCGATGCAAACTTGAATCGGTGATCATGCCAGAAGACGAAAAACCAACGGCGACAACCGTGTGGGCCGGACAACAAACCAGGAAAAGGTAGGGCGAAATGTTCCGACAAGAAACAGGGGTAACATTCCGCATAAAAATCAATAACAAAATACTAAACAAAATTATTGCAAAGATGGCAAACCCCATGTTAAAATTAAATCAAAGAGCGCTCTGCAAATCTTTTTTGCAGGACGTTCACTGCACACATCCAAAAAGGGTATTCCGTAAAGTGCAATGGGCTGGAGAGTCGAATGCCTGAAGACACCGGGAAGTACATTCGCATCCCTGTCGCTACGGCAAGGCCGGGGCACAGAATACGGACAATTATAGTTTCTCGCCAGGACGGTATCAAGGCCCTCTACGAAACCGATGACAATAAAATAATCACAAACATTTTCGACAAGTCAAAAGGCTGGACCATGGAGTCCGCCCAGGAACGGGTCAAGAATCAAAAGCGGATCAAGGAATGCACTCCAATCTCCGTCGACCAGATGCCGAATGACTTCGTAAAACTTTGCGTCAAGTTCACGGATGACACCGAGGAGGTCTACGCAATATCGAACGGCGTCCCGTTCACGATGACGGAGGAAATGATTAAGGAGGACGAAGCGATGATCTACCTACACAAGAACGAAGCGGCCGGCGACCAGGAAGACAAAGCAAAAACAAAAGCGGTCTACTGTCCCAACTGCGGATGGAACGGCGAAGGCGATAAGCCCGGCGATTGCCCGGACTGCGGGAGCCGGACCCGACGGAGAGGCAAGCCAAGAGAGAATGATGACGAAGACGAAGACAAAGGGTGCGGCGGCGGCGGTGGCGGGGGAAGAAAAAAACCACGGGTCAAAGAAGAGAAGGCCGAAGAGGAAGTCGAGATAACAAAAGATATTATTCTCGACGAGAACACCGGAGAGAATGCAACGCCTGATCTTAACCAGGCCATGGAAATCATCAAGACGGACAAACTGAAACAGATTGTCTACGGTGTTTTCCTCTGGCCTGATAAAGCCGATCACGACGGGGATATCATTAGCGCAGATGACATTGAAAAAGTAGCGCACAAATTTATCGTCGAGTACCGGGAAATAGATGAGATGCACAAGAGGGAAACGACAGACGCCGACATCGTCGAATCGTTCGTAGCCTGGAAAGACAATCTCGAATACTACGGCAAGATGCTCAAGCAGGGCGCCTGGGCGGGAGCAATCCACATCCAGAACAAGGACGTGTGGGCCAAAGTAGAGAAGGGCGAATACCGGGGATTCTCGGTCCGGATCACGGGCACAAGAACGCCGGTGGGCGAAAACAACGGAGGGCAGGAATAATGACAATACAAAAGAACATCTTTCATGCGAACAAAGTCGATCGGATCGCCATCGTCGATAGACCAGCCGTACCGGATGCGGAAATCCTGGTCTTCAAACGAGAGCAAACCGCCGACAAAGAGATGTCGATATCCGAGGCCTTCAAGAGTGAATTCCTGGCCGCCTCCGCAAGGACCGCCGTGGAGCTTCTTGAAATGGGATATTGGCGTGCGCTCTACAGCGAAGGGACCGCCGCTGAAAAAGCAAAAGTCTGGAAAGAAGTTTTCAAATCATTTAAGGAAATCCTCTCTGGCATTCTCCAGCAAATGCCAAAGACAGAAGGCAAAGCCGAGAAGGCGCAAGAGCAACCAGCCATCAGTGATATTGTAGCCAACTTCACTCGTGGCCTGGCCGTGACGGCGATCTCGGAAACCTTCATGTACTTCAAATACGCTGTCGGCTCACTCGTCATGACCGCCAGCACATACAAAAACCCCGAAGGAATAGCGAAGGCGTTAACAGACACCTTCGAGCAATGGGTCGCAGATCACACTGAAGCAATTGTTCAGAAGTCGGCGGGGCCCAGAGGCACGATCACAGAGCAACGCAAACTAGAAATGCAGAAGGCGATCAACGCCCTCACTGCAATAATTGAAGAGGCCACGCCTCAAAAGAATCGAGAGGAGGAGTCCACGATGAATGAAGAGCAAGTCTTGGCAATGATCAGCAAGGCATTAGCTCCGGTCACCGAAAGAATCTCCAGCCTTCACGATATCCTAACGCAAAAAGGTATTATCGAGAAGCAAGCTGAAGCTACCGGCGACAAGCCGACGGAGGAAGCAAAAGCCGAGGAGAAGGCCCCAGAAACACCGGCGCCAGCCCCGGCAGAAGAGAAGGCAAAGGAAGAGAAGCCCGCCGAGCCAGCCCCGGCGGAAACCCCGGCCCCGGCCGAGGCAGAGAAGAAAGCTGAACCAGCTCCCGTAGTGGAGGAAAACAAAGAGCTCAAAGAGCTCCAGGCAAAGAACGAAGCGCTCGAAAAGCAAAACAAAGAGCTCGTCGAAAAGATGGCTGTGCACACAGCACAGATTGAAAAATTCGACAAGGCATTCAAGGCCTTCGAGAAGAGGACCGGACACAGCGTGAACCTCGGCACCGAGGAAACCGGAGAGAAGAAAGCCGGACCGTCAGCCGATCCGTTCGCAGAAGTAATGAAAAAAAAGGCGAAAGCCTAGGACATAAAGACCGAAAGGCATAAAGACCGAAAGGCAAAGCGGGGAAACCCAAAACCAGGTTAAACAAAACCACAATCAAGGAGAAACACATGAGAATGACTATCGACCAAATCCTTGAAAAAGCCTTTACAACCAGCGATCTTTCGTCTGGTGGTCTGCTCAACCCGGACCAATCGGCTAAATTCGTTCAAGGTATTTTCGATAATGCGGTCATCTCCGCCGAGTGCCGCAGACAACCAATGAGGGCAAATAAAGCCGATATCGACAAGATCACATATACCGGCGATATCCTTCAGAAACCGTCAGCCGTTGGTTCGCTTCACACGAACACAACCAAGCCGACAGCATCCAAAATTCAGTTATCCGCTGAAGAAATCCTCGTGGCCGTCGACATCGGCTACGATGCCTTGGAAGATTCGATCGAAGGGCAAGGGCTTTTCGATACGATCCTCCAGCTCACCCAGGCAAAGATGGGACCGGAACTCGACAACTTGCTCCTCTACGGAAACAAAGATGGGGCAACGGGAACCGTGCTTGACCAGGTCAACGGTATCTTCAAAAGAGCTACCGCACACATCCTGGACGTCAACGGGGTCGTTATGACCGACGCCGTCCTCAACAATGCATACCGCCTCTTACCGGGCAAGTATGCGGACAAAGAGCCTAACCTTCGTTTCTACTTGAGCCACTTGGCCCGGCTCGATTACGTCAGCGCCCTGGCCGCCAAAGGCGTGAATGAGGCATTCGTTCGCTACCTCATCGAAGCACAAGAGCCAGCATACAACGGTATCGCCGTCCGCAAGGTCGGTGCGATCGCAACCGAGAACATCGGTGGCGGATCACCCGTTGTGAACGGGTCCAAAGGTCTCTTGATTAACCCGCAGAATATCGTGCTCGGTATCCACAGGGATATCATGTACGAAATGATGCGACAACCGAGAGCACGGGTCCTGGAAGTCACGATCACCATGAAGCTCGACGTCGTTCTGGAAGAGATCGACGCAGTCGTGAAACTCACGAACATCAAGCACTCCTAATCCGAGTGATAAATAGAACGGGAGAGGGGCCGGGAAACCGCCCCTCACCCGCTTCATCAAGGCATAGGAGAACCACAGTGCCATACATAAAGCTGAAGCAATCTGCCGGGGAATATTCATTCTCCGGGCAGACGTACCAGGCGGGAAAAATATACGAAGTGGCAGAGCGGACCGGATACTACCTGGTCCATACCGAGAAGGTGGCAGACGCCATCCCGGACGAAGTCGCACGGAAGGGCACGTTCTTTGAAATAAATAATTCGAACCAGCACGCACCCAGCAAGAAGGTCAAGATTGCAATGGTGCGCCTGGGCGGGATGGGCGATGCGGTCATCCTAGGAATCCACGCCAAGGCCGTCAAGCGAAAGTACCCGGACTCCGAGATCGTGCTATACATTCGGACCCGGAACGAGATCATCGATGACATGCCGCATGTGGACCGGAGCGTCCTCTGCGGGCAGGCCGAGTGGACACAGCTCCTGGGTAGCATCCGTGACAAATACGATATCATTATGGACAACCGCTACGTCACCAAGGTGATCTACCAGGACGAAAAAAAATGGATGGCGGACAAGGCCGAAACCGATAAGCACTTCAAGCCGTTCGAAGACATATACCTGGGGTGGATAAGAAGCGCCAGCTGGCTGGAGAGCCGAGGGATTCACAGCTTCGATATCTTCTACGAATCGACCGGGTACGAAGGCGGCCGGAAGGACCTAGAGATCGAGCTCCAGCGTAAAGACTACCGATTCGCCCAGCTCCTGGAAGGCGACAAATACGTCACCGTCCACAACGGAGCGGACCTGGGCCGGCAAACAAAAAGCTGGCCGACCGATCGATGGAACCGGCTGACAGAGATGCTGACCAAGCGGGGATATAAAGTGATCCAGCTCGGCGTCTCAATGGAAGAGGCCATCAAGGGAGCAAAGCACCTGATGGGAATGACAACGATGACGGAAACGGCCGGTATTCTCGCCAAGGCGAACTTCCACATCGATAGCGAAAGCGGCCTGGTGCATATCGCCCGGCTCGTGGGAACCCGGAGCATCGTAATGTTTGGGCCAACACCCGTGAAATGTTTCCACTACGAGGAGAACCTCCCCGTGGTGACCCAGGCCAAGTGCAAGGGATGCTGGTGGACCACAGACTTCTGGTGGCGGGAATGCCCCAGGACCAAGCTCCCGGAAACGCCGGAATGCATGCTGGCGATCGAGCCAGAGGACATCATGCAAAGCGTCGAGGCCATGGAGAAACTGCCCAGGATCAAAGTAAGGAAAGAACGGCCGGTCGACCTGACAGACGTTAACGAAGCCTTCGCCGTAGAGCTCGAACTCACCGAGGGCCACTACCGTAGCGAGAAGCACCAATGGGAACGAGTGAACGCAATGATGGACGCCGTAAAGGGACCACGGGTCCTGGAGGTCGGGGCAGGCGACGGATACTGCGTGCACGTCCTGGCCAAGCGGGGGTACCAGGTCGAGTGCACCGAGATCAGCGAGATCAGACTCAAGCGCATGCGGGACGCCGGGATCAAGGCGCACCGGGCGGACATCCGGAAACTTCCATTCCCGGACAAAACATTTGATACGGTTATGTGCGGGGAAGTCCTAGAGCACATACCAAACTGGTGGGAAGGCATGAAAGAACTCGAACGGGTGATGAAGCCAAACGGCCGACTGATATTAAGCTACCCGCTCTCTGACAGATACGACGGAATTATGATGCACCTTTGGGCGATCCGGATGATCCCCATCTTCTACGAAAAGAAAATAGATATGGGCGTCTTCGTAATGGAGCACATCAACCGGGAAACGCCGAACGCAAAAAAACTCGAAGCACCGGAGGAAACGGTCCATGCCGAGGCCTAGAGGAAAAGACGGATTCGATATCGTGGTGCTCAACTACAACAACGATGGGCACATTCAAAAATGTATCGGGTCGATCCTGGCCAAGACGGAAGGGCAATTCAACCTGATCGTGGTGGACCAGGGATCAACAGACGGGTCAAGAGAATGGATAGTAAAAAACCAGACATCGATCAGTCACCTGATCTTAAACGACGAA